AGAACGCCAACCCTTCAATGCGTGCCTCTAGCCGTGCGCAGGCGATATGCGCGTCAGAGGTGCCTTGGAAGCGCTGAATACGCCAGTTCCGCATCCATCCTTGCTGGAACCATACAAGGCGCTTCTGACGCTGCCCTAGCATCCCTGCCTTGATGTATTTCGGCTGGCTCCATGTCTCACCATCGACCGAATAGCTGGTGTTGATGGTGGGATCAGCGCCGAACGCCACCCGGCCAGTCAGCCCGACCAGTTCCAGTTCTGACAGGATCGCACCGCGTCCCTCGTTGTAAAGGATGGTGGTGCCAAACTCCCAGCGGATGGTTTGCCCCCAGTGCGTCGAGATGGTGTTGTCGAAATAGCCGACTGCGCTACTGGCCGGATCGCCGCAGATCCACTTGTCATAAGCCCACACCAGATTGCGCGCACGGTACTGGCTGAATCCAACGATGCTGCTGGTCAGCGTGAACCAGACCGGCTGGTTCATTTCCTGCGTGGCCGACGCGTCAAACACCAGTGTGCGATCGGGAAGGTGGACGTAAAGATGTTGGTGCGCTCGATCGTTGCGCGCTTCCAGCTTCACCAGCGCCAGCTGCGCTTCAGTATAGCCTAGCAGGATTTGATCGATCTCCTGCGTGCTGATCTTGGTCGCTGTCGCATTGGCTCCCATGTAGATGCCAGGTGCTTCATTGCGGCCACTGCCGAGGAAAGCTACGGTCTCGACAAAGACGCAGGCGTTCTGCGTGCCAAACGCGCCCTTCTGGATCTGCGCACCATCGATGCGCTGGAACGGGAATAGGTCGCCGCCAACATTGTCGAACACTTCAATGGTGTTCCGGTTGATCGCGTAAATCTCATTGCGCAGCTTGACCAAGCCAACCACCGGGTCGGGATCAATCTCGGACGAGCCATACTTGAGCGGATTAACTGCCAGCGGGTTGGTGAGTTCAGTGACGACAAGGAACTCGCCATCTGTGGTCATGAAGTATCCGTCCACCCACACCACATCGAGGACAACACCAAGATCAGGGTCGGTGTTCTGCATCAGGGTTGAGGTGGTCGGGTTCCAGTAGAACAGATTGCCATTGGACGCGATCGCTAGCAGGTCGAAGCTGTAGTCCATCGAGACCAGCTTGCCGTCATTGCCCACATCGCCAAGCACAGTCACAGCGCCATTCCCGGCAACAGTGACAAGCTTTGACCCCATCACGCGGTAGCAGAGACCGTTCCAATTGATGCCGCCACGATCGGTGCCGGGTCCAGTTCCGTTGCCAACAATCCCGTCAGCAGGACGAAGGAAGCCCTCGCTGATCCCGTTACCCTTCGGCACTGGAACCATGTTGACCGGATAGGACGTGCGGAAGTCCGGGCCATTGTCCGTGTAGATGCCATTCAAGATCGGGATCTGGACCATGCTAGTTAGCCAACCAGCCAGTCAGCGCCATCGCTATAGACCGGCACGGCATTGGCACCGCCACCAGCTACCGTTGCAGCAAAAACTGCGGTGTTGCTATCGGTCACAAATGCACGCGTGCCAGCACCTGCTACAGCAGCATTCGGCAGCTGCGCAAACGTCACCGGCTGCGTCTTGACGGTGGTCGTGACCGCATTGCCAAGGTTGGCTGCGATATACTGGATCAGCGTGGTTACAGAGGCGCGGCGGCTGTCACCCTGATTGGGGACATAAAGCACCACATTGTCACCGCCTGAAACCTGCATGATCAGCGGAAGCTGGTTGATAGTCGGCATTGATTAACTCCATTCCAGAGGACCGTCAGGTCCAGCGTTCACAGGATCGACAGGCCGTTCGAGGAACGGGTTATCATACCACCAAGGCTTGTTACCAGCGCCGCTAGGCATGGTGCCAGGAAGTTGCTGTTCAAGCGGGAATGTGGCGCGCTGCAGGAGCGTGTTAAGCGCATCCTTGGCAACCATCTTGGTGTCAGGCGAAACGGTCTTGCCGTATCCCGGCGCAATGCGAACAGCCAGATTGGTGATCACCGCTTCCCAGCCGCTATCCGGCACGTTGGTCTCGGTGTCCAGGTCGCTGTCCTGCGGGCTACTGACGGACGCGTAACCAAGGCGGATGCCCTTGGCGTTCCACTCCATCATCATGGCATCCAAGCGACGCAGCGCGCTCTCAAGCTGTTCAGGCGTGAGGTCGAACACGTAATCCGCAAGCCCGATTTCCTCAAAGGCTCCGGTCACAAACTGGCGCTTGGTGTATCCCATGATCAGTCCTCCAAGGCAGCGGCGATGCGCTCGGCCAGCTTCTTATTGCTGGTGCGCTTGTTGAAGCTGACTCCGAGTTCCTCAGCCTTCTGCTCAAGTTCCTCACGGGTCGCCCCGGAAACATCATCAAGTTCATCATCAAAAGCCTCAGCGGCCTCGATGATCTCATCAGCGCGCTTTCCAGCCACCGCTTCCTCGTAGGACGGGAACCAGCCTTTAGCGATCAGCGCATCATATTGCGCCTGATCCTTGGCTCCAACGACGCGGTAGGTCTTGAGGCCCTTGCCCTTCCGATAAGGGCCAGGGGTGCGGTAAAGGGGTGCAGGGAAGTGCATTACTTCTTCTTTCCTTTGCGAGCCACACCGGATTCGCTGAGAGCGATGGCAATGGCCTGCTTGCGAGACTTAGCCATAGGAGCCTTTTTCGGTCCCTTTGGATTAACCCCAGCGTGCAGCTTTCCAGCCTTATATTCGCCCATCACCTTAGCGATCTTGGAAGCGGCTTTGGTTGGTTTCTTTGCCATCACTCAACATCCTTGTTTCTTGCTGCCTTCATAGCAGAAAGGCGACGCTCTGTAACCTCTGGGTTCTGCCACGCTTTTCTAGTGGCTTCAGCTATCTTTTGGCGCGCCTCAGGAGAAAGTTCCTGCATCCCACGCGCCTTAGCGGCGGCACTCATTTTAGCGCGAGTTTCTGCGGAAACTTCTTTCTTTGCCAATTTTTGCTTTGTGCTTTCTGGCATTGACCAGCCAACTTCGCGGCGCTTGGCCCACATAGCTTTAATGTGTTCAGAAGCAGCTTTACGCCGTTCTTCATCCCATGAAGCTTTAAGGCCATCAGAAACTTTCTGACGATACTCTGCATCAGTCCAACGCTCCTTGGTGGCGTGAGACCAAGGCGTTGTGTCTATATGCTTGCGACCTTTAGCTTTGGCAGCAATCTTAGTTGCTACATCTGGCGACTTAGATGGTGCAGTTTCTCCACCAAAGGAAATATTATACCCTTTGGGAGCCAAGCAGTCATAAAGCTTGATAGCGTCAATCTCAGCTTTGTGCAGAGCGTCTGGGCAATCATACTCACCCAAAATAGAAACAGACGGTTCGCCATATTTACGCCACGCATAATGCACTGGAAATGTGCTACCGCGTCTTGCGGCTGCTCTATGCTGTGCCATGCGAACGCTCATCTTGCGAACCGTCTGCCCTATGTAAACCTTCCCGCTAGAGAAGGTCAGTTGATATAGACTAAGCATCGTGCCCCCTGAGCAGTGGCCCCATGCCACGATGCCTAGTCTAGTATCATATTATTGCCCAAACAATAGGATCCCCGACATTTCCGGCTGCTTGTTCACAACACCGAACAACGTATCAAGACGATACTTGATGGTCATCGAGTCGATGTCATAGAACTTCTGCATGACAAGCTCGATGCCCTGATCGGTCGAAGCGCGCATGATAGCGGCACCGGCATCAGACGGCACTGCATAGCGACCCGGCAGGATTTCCAGAGCATCCTTCTGCCAGAACACGTTGATGTTCGCAGCAGCGGTGTTCAGGAAGGTGACCGGAGCGGCAGCGTTTGCCGAGACCAGTTCGCAGTTCTGGTACTGCAGTTCCGCATCGGTAGGCGCACCACCCGAAGCCGAGATGATCGGCGGCGAGATGATAACGTCGTTACCGCCACCGCCAACGAGAGCGATGATGCGGAAGGTCTTGGGTTCGCCAGTGCTGCCCTTGGTGATGTGATGCACGGCTTCAATGCCGTCGATGGTGAGGGCATCACCAACGTTCACACCAACAACGCTCGACAGCGTTACCTGCTGGTAACGGTTGTCAACGTTGATCTGGCCGCCGACCGTGGTCGAGGTTGCCGCAGGGACATACTCAACAATGTTAGCGTCAGTCGTGTCGATGGTGATACCAGCGGCAGTCGAAGCTGCGATGCGGTTGGCATAGTCGAACTTGTAGGTTTCGAAACCAGCAACCGGACCAACATAGCTACGCTCGAACGCACGGTTAGACTTGTCGCCACCGAACGAACGGGTCGCAGCAGCAGCTGCACCAGCGATGTTGCCAGCCAGACCGTTATAATCGCGGCTCGAAAGACCGAGGAAGCGATCATAGTTCGGCACGCCCTGCTCGTTCATGATGCTGTCGCACAGAGCGATATCATCATAGGTGCCGTTGGTTGCCGAGGTCGGAACCACCAGCGTGCCCTGAGCGGCTGCAGTGTTCATGATGGCCACGTTGATATCCGAAGCCAGCTTCTGCTTGGCGGATTCACCGAGGCGACCTTCCTGCAGCGCATCGCGCAGTTCAAGCGTGGTCATGGTCCAAGGAACAGTCTGCGAGTAACCGAGGGTCGCGGGGACCGACAGCTGCGTCATGTTCTGATAGGCAGGGATGGCAGTGCCCGGAGTGGTCGAGATCGACTGGGCAATGTACGGCATCGGACGCCAAATGGTGTCACGAGCGCGTTCCATCATGGTCTGGTCGGTGTTGTAGACCGAC